GTGATCAACATGAAACAATTCAAATTATCAGGTTATATGCCTTTATGTAAGGCAATGCTTGATTTAGGTCCTGAATGGATTGACCGCTATGTTCGGACTGTTTTAGTTGAATCGCTGCAAATCGCTCTAGAACAAGCCATTGTAGACGGTACAGGTAAAGATCAACCTATCGGTATGATGCGTGATATGTCCTCTCAAACAGACGGAGAGTACAAAGAGAAGACTGCAGAAGCAGTTACCTCTTTAGATGCAACCGTCCTCGGAGGTCTAATGGCTCGTTTATCAAAACTAACAATTGAAGGTGTGACGGACCCAATTTACCGCAATGTCAACCCTTCTGATGTTGTGCTAATTGTCAACCCAACTGATTATTGGTCAAAAGTCTTTCCTGCAAAAACAGTTTTAACTGCTAATGGTGAGTACGTTCAAACACTCCCTGTTCCAGTTTCGGATTTACAATCAGTAGCTGTGCCAGAAGGTAAAGCTGTAATTGGTGTAGCTTCAGACTACTTTATGGGGCTAGGATCAACTCTAAAGATTGAAGCTTCTGACGAGTACCACTTCGTAGAAGACGAACGTGTCTACTTGGCTAAACAATATGCGAATGGTTTGCCAAAACGAAATGATAGTTTCATTGTGTTGGATATTTCTAAATTAGCACCTACGCCGTCAAAATAGTGGCCCCTGAGGTAGGAAAAGTAACTCCTACCACTGATGGGGCGTCAATAGAATTAACGTAAGGAGGAAAAGGAATGGCACGAACATTTGAAATTGACAAAAAAGATGGGACCAAAGTTTCTGAAGGAGCTAGCCCGTTAGCAATTACTGGACTAACAGCAGGAACGGTAGTAAAAAAGGGTGACTATATCGCCGTTGCAGTAGAGTCTGGAAAAAAATCTGATCCCGTTGATATTCCAGCTTTCACGGTCAATTAGTCTTTGAAATTAAGAGGGGGCTAACTTGTGGAAAAAAAGGATATATCTGACGGTCTTATGAGTGAAGTGAAACAAAAGTTGTATATTTCATGGGATGAAGACGATGAACAGATTAAAAACATCATTCTAAGGGCGGCGACCTATATTCAAACAAAAGTATCTGAAACACTGAGCTTTGATCAAGGTACTCCTGAGTATGATTTGTTATTGGAAAGATGCAGGTATGACTGGAATAGTGCATTGGATGAATTCGAAAGGAATTATTCTAGCGAGATCGTCTCATTTATTCAACATTATGCTTTGGTTGACTGGCGTAGAAGACACGGTGTTTTCAATGGTGAATAAACGAATTAGAGAAACCTTTAACGATGGAAATTTATTGGTTAAAACGCAAGTGACGAAGAGAAATGAGATAAAGAAAAAAATTGGGGCTGGCTATGAAAATATAGCTGGTCCTTTACGTTTTAGAAACCTTTCGATTCGTGATAGCGATTTGACCTCAATGGATGCCATGGATTCGAAATTATCCAGAAAAGTAAAGACGCCCTTTCATCCAGTCGTTAAACAATACAACAAAGATAAGTATTTTATCGTGATTGATCAAACGAGGTATAACGCTATTTATGTTGATTACGATAACTACTATCTATATTTCTATTTAGAAAAAGTGGGTGATTTTGTTGAATGATCCTGAGAAAAAGCGATTGAAAAATCAAACAATTGAAAAAATGTCAGTTTTGTCAGAGTATTTCAAGTTGCCGACTTACCAAGATTTTCTAAGTGAAGATGAGAAAAGTGATCTAGGTGATAGTTACGACTATTTCATTTTCGAAGAAGATGAAATCACGATCGTTGACAAGGATAAGTATACAATGGGTCAAAATGTGTACATCACTTTCTATTCTGAAAATAGAGACTACCTAACGGGGGATCAATTGGATGTTATCGCCTTAATGCATAACAACCTTTTCCGATTTAATGGAACCGATGTAAATCATCTGAAATTAGACAACCAGGATCGCTATATCGATCAGGTTGTTTTTTCTTTTGTTCGAATTCTAAGGAGTGGTTGTTAATGTCTAACGGCTGGGAATTAACTCTTCAAGGGCATGATCAATTATTAGCGAAAATGGAAAAATACTCTTCTCAAAGCGAGAAGATAGTCAATCAAGTTTTGAAAGAGAGTGGTTCGAATATCGCTGTTAAAAAAATTGAACAGCGTATCCCAGTCTCAGAAGATCAACTCAGAAGTGGCCGCAAACATGCTAAATTTAGCAATCCACTGAAAGTTGAGCATATTAATTTAGGCTTTATTGTACGACCCAAAAAGAAGTTTGACTATGTTAAATACCCAGACTTAGGGATTGGACATTCCACAAACAATCAGCCTGAAGAGTTTATGAAACGTGGGTTGCAAATCGCGCTTGATCCTATAACCGAAGAGATCGTAAAAGGGTTCGATAAATTAAATGAATAAAGGAGAGAGAATATAACATGGTAAATACGATTGTGACAACATTTGATAATGTAAGTATTAAAAAAATCGCCTTCATGTTTAAAGGTGCAGAGTCAGCAGACGTGACTGATTGTAATGGTCAGTTGGAAGGCGAAACAGAAATGCAAACAATTGAAAAAAAATGCGGGGCGGCGGTCGTGAAGACCAAGTCCAAACCTGTAGGAATGACAGTGACCATTACCGCACATGTACCTGTCGTCGTGTTCCGAAATTTCTATGGCTTAAAACATGATGAACGATTAAAACCGGGCATCTATTCATATGGACCTGATTCAGTAGGTATCGATTTTGCTTTAGCTGCAGAGGTTGTCGACGATTTCGAAGAAAACTCAAAATTATTAGCTTTCTTATCGGCAACATCGAATACGGGTTTAACCTTTACTATCGAAAATGGTGCAGATGAAGTTGCGGCGTTAGAACTAGAAACTAAAATTATGACTGATCAGTTTGGAAAGTATTATCATGAAGCGATTGTTGCTGAATTAGATGAAGACCTAACGGATGCATGGATGAACACGTTGTCGCCTGAAGTGATTAAAAAGGCAGACGCGGGAAAATAACAGCCCCTACTATAGGAAATGTTACTCCTACAGTTGATGGGGCAACCATAGACTTAACTTAAAAGAGAGGGATTCCTCTCTTTTTTTATTTGAAAGGGGAACTATCGATGATTGAAGAATTATTAGAAGATTATTCAAAACTAGAATTAAACAATGGGGAGATTGTAACCCTTGAACCGAAGTTGAATTTAAAAAAATTAATGTTAATCAATCGGGATTTCAATACAAATGAATTTGCGAAAATGTCTGTAGGCAATGAGCAAATGGATGTCAGTGTCATGCAAGGAGCAAAAGCAGTTTATGTGGCCTACAGACAAGCGAATATGAATGAATACATGAGTTTTGATGAATTTATTGATCATTGGTATTTTGATATGGCTCAAGCAACAATGATCTACAATCTCATGATGTTTAAAAAAGTTCAAAATGACTACCAGAAAGCTTTTGAGAAGGCAAATAAAGAAAAAAAGCTTCAAAAATAAAAATGCCAAAATTTCAAGTGAAAACGTGGGTTGATGTCTATTCGATGTTGACGGACGTTTTTTCTTTGTCTCACGAACAGGCTATGAGTAATTTGCCGTTAGACGACATCCTTCAAATTGCATACAACAAGCAGGCTTATGACGGATGGATGAGTTATGCGGTTAGAAAAGAACAAGAGAAAGGAGGAAAATAATGGTCAAAAAACGCAGTGAGGCCGAAGTTGTTTTCAAAGCCACTGATGACGGGTTGAAAGATACTGTCAAAGGCATTACATCCGAACTGACAAAAAATAGAGCGGAGTTTAAACTCGAACAGGCGCAACTTCAGTTGACCGGATCAGAGTCTGAAAAGCTAGAGAGCAAACTAGGAAGCTTACAAAAACAATATGATTTACAAGGTCAGAAAGTAGACGCTGTTAGCCAACGCCTTTCAAATGCGAAGAAATTTTATGGTGAAAATTCAATCGAAGTCCAAAAGTTAGAGCGCGAATTGATCAACCAGCAAACAGCACAACAACGAGTCGCAAATGAAATTGACAAAACTTCTCAAGCGCTGAGTACAGCTAAAGGGGATACGCAAACGTATGCCGGCACGATGAGAGAACTAGATGGCGAACAACGGAAATTACAAGCTTCGGCTAACCTGGTTGAATCGGAATATAAAAAATGGCAAGCAACTGCCGGTCAATCGGCGAGCGAATCTGAAAAGCTAGCAAAAGCACAAGAGTATGTAGGTAAACAAAGTGATATAGCCGAACAAAAAATTGGCGTCATGCGCCAACAATTAGATGCTACTCAAAAAGAATTTGGAAGCACATCAACAGAAGCCATGCAGATGCAGGCAAAGTTAAACGATGCAGAACGTGAATTTGAAGAGTTGGGCACGGCTGCAAAAAGCGTTGATACAACCAATCTTGATGATATCGGCAATAAAATCGATATGAATAACCTTATGCAAGCGTCAGATGTTATCTCTGATATTGGCGATAAAATGGCTGAGCTAGGTCAAGGTGCAATGGAATCAGCTGATAATATTGGCGGAGCACAAGCGAAAATACAAGCGAGCTTTGGATTAACAAAAG